CCGCGTACTAGGAGATGTTGAACCTGGTATCTACGTCTGTAATCAGTGACAAATGTCCCATTTTGGTTGCTCCTTGGAGTAACGATGACGTTGGGTAACGTCCCCGGGCAGTTTAAAGACATACCGGTCGGATGTTTTCTACACCTTAATAGGCGCAGAATCAAGTAGTTGAGCGTATTTTTCAGGGAATCTTGGTTCCCCAATCACCTCAACAATAGTGTATCCATATTCAGTGTAGGTAATACCATACACAGTAAGATCTGGACGCACAATAGCCAAAACATTGGCATACTTGATTGCTTGGTCCACTACTAATTTGGAGTGGCTTGACCCTCTACCGATAACACGCTTGCATTCAATTACAATAGCGATTTCCGGATCTATGTACAGGAGGTCTCCCCTCCCTAAACAATCCAGAATAACAGTATATTCTAGGGCTGCAGGTCTTCCCAAATCTTGAATGACTCGTCGAACGAGCTCATTCTCATTGGTAACTGCCCTTGGAAGTGTGATCTCACTAATAGTGGAATCATCATCTTCTTCTGAGCAGCTAAAACCATATGAATCACCTTCACAGTGACTCAATTCGTGTAGTCTTTCATTAATAAGCTGTAGCTTTTTATCCATATGTTTGTCATTACCATTCGTGATGATATTGTGTTTGAAGTTCAAGAGGTTTGAAACACCTCTGAAATGGATTTGCTTTTGCTTAGCCCATTTGTCAAGATCGAATATCTTGCCCATCTGGGGCTTGTATTTTAACTTCCATTCCTCTACACGGGAATCATAGTCCTCTTCCAATGTCCTGCAGGGCAAATCATGGATTTCAGCAATTTGCTTCATCTGTTTTCGCCTGTGCTCGAACACTTCGCGTCCGTGGAAAAACCACTCGCGCAATGCACCATCTATGTTTTGAGTACATACCTCCATAGGAGATACGGACTTGGATTTGATAATACTATGTAAAGACTTAAAAATAGAGGCCTCTTCAAGCATTCCAACATATTGGCCCAACTCCTCTGAATACCTGTTTTTGCGCTTCAAAAAATCAGCGTCAAAGCGGTTCAAAAATGGAATTGGATCAGACTCTTTGTCTGGCATTGTGAATTTCATGTCATGGTCAGCCAAGTAGTTAGCCATTTGTACGTGATTGAATTTATCGTACCCTGGCCTCACTGATCCATATGCATCGTCACCGTAGGTTTCTAGAGCCATGAGGTCTCTAGCCGTGGCTGGCCTACCTAGGCCCAACTCTCTTCCAATCTCAACCATTTGAGACTTGGGATAGGCATCAAAAAATGCTAGCCTATGTAAAAGGGAGTTAACAATGCTGTTGATATATACCGTCATATTCTGTCCGGAGGGATTTGTTCCCAAAAACCGGAGTAATGTGCCATTATAGGCAACCAAGGGAGTACAAACTTCATGTGCAATAACTTGCATCCGTTTGATATCCTTGACGGTGTAATTTCCTGACCACTTAGCTATCTCAATCATAACAGAGAAAGCTGATAGTGTCAGCTGC